TTTTTTTTTTTTTTTTTTTTTTTTTTTTTTGTTATCTTACTAAATCTAGACTAAAACATACGATCTGAAATAAATTGAAAATAAACAATAAGTTGTAGATTAAGATATAAAATCTAAATGATATTATTCAATATAATGACAGTATCGTCGTACTATCGAAGTGCCCTATCCGACAGGAAATTCGTGTCGGACTTTGGATTATGGGATGGTGATTAGCAAAAATAAACGATCGATTTTCTTCACAAACCATTCAACCATCGGATGAAACCCGGACGTAACCGGTTTATATACCATAACTCGGTAATTTCACCACTGTCGGATCCTGCCCTTCAGGTGACGGAATCGTGGCCGAGAAGGTCAATACGATTATTCCAGCAAGAAAACATCACATGTCCAATTTGGACCTAGATGGGTCAAGACACAACACATCACCAGGTTCAGTATAGAAGAGGTTTCCAAAATGTTTCTGTTTCGATAACTGATACATGGCCAAAATAGCGAACACAGAATTATAATCCGTCTTATAACGTTCTTGAATGGCTTGAGAAGTGGTGTAGGCCACTTCAAAAGATCGGTAAATCCTCACGTTATCACGAAATGAGATGCGATATTCTTCAACGTGTTCCTTATTTGCCAAGTCACTTCTACCAAGTTTGACAGCGCGTTTCAATGGGTCGGGAACGATGCACCATTTACCGCACACAGGTACTATAAATTTCGAACAAAAGTAATGGTACTTAAAATCGAACAATTTAACTTCGAAATTGTACCTGCGAGTCAAAACATCGAAATTTATGCTTTTAACACTTTTAGATGTCCACAACAAAGAATCATCACCCGAACACAACAACAGAGCAATGTCTTTTATAGGTACAACATCCAATATACTCAACATGAGTATTATAGTGTTACCAATATACGTCGAAGCATCACCGGATTTTCTTTGAAAAACAGTTTTTATCGTTAATCCGGTTGCCGGATTGACCGCTTTGCAACATGCATGAGCCATGAACCACAGTCTAGACACCCTTCGACCCGCGCCAAGCCGTTCAAGTAACATGCATTCGATTAACAAAACCAACAAGCCCTGAGATTTGTCGTATTTACTCATATCGAATTCAGCACAGTTATAGTTCTCGGCTTCATAAACAGGTAATCTCTCATTCAACTGCTTAGAAAAACCCTCATCATCACACTTCGTAAAAAACAGTATCCTTTTATCCAAAGTGGCGATGATGCGGTCACGTAAATCGCGAAAAACCGGACAAAAATACATGTTCATTTCTTTGTCCTGACAAAGAATAGTCTGGACAGCAGGATACGACGAATATGCTGCCGGTGTAAGTTCAGGTTTCGGACAACGTTTAAGCATGAACGAGTACCAACTAACATCCCTATCATGGATAGCCAGTTCCAATTCCAGCTGATTGACGATGCTATTAGGTTGATCATTTAACCAATCTTGCATGCTACCGACAGACGGAGCCATGTAATCCGTACAAATTCCTTTGCACAGACCCATCAGTTCATCGACTTTCCGTTCAGCCACCTTATATGTGTCGTCAACAGTCGTGAGTTTTGGAACTTGCAAATTGCGTTTCAGCGCCGAATGAAAAGCGTTTATGTTCGTGTCCATTTGTACCCTGGGACAAGGCGTAATAAGAGCGGGTCGCATCTTGTCAAATTTAGATGGTTCATAGGTACCGCGAACTTCGCAAAATTTAATGTTATCGATCGGAAACACTTGATCGGAATGGTGGAAATTGAACTCATCGAACTCATTGTTATATCTGCTAATATCGGTCGTATACAAATTATCAACGAAATTTTGGACCACATCAAGATGATCGGAAGTATCCGCATCATCAACATCATCATCAGAATCGTCGGGTTTTTCTTCGACCTCAAATCTATCCTCAATCAACGGTTCAATTTGGTAACCCGGCATAAGGGCATTCAACTGAGCAAACTCAAAAACCTCATTGGATACAGCAGTGGGATCAGATTTGACACGTATGGACCGAGGCTTATACTTCGACAACACTCTAACCGCCAAATGCACTTCGAAAGAAAAAGCGTCGTCATGTATAAATAATTTGCGTCCAATTATCACATCAGCCATCGGTGCCACAGTCTCTTCGAAGTTCTTGAACGAAACAGACTTATCAACTCTAAGTAATGCATGTTGACCGACCCGCAAATAATTCTCATTAGACTCGCGTCTCACAATCTCCAAAGTGTCCTGATCTTTCCAAGATTCGGGCACGGAACTAGATCTAGGAGCAGTGGTCATGGAATGAGGTTTCTTGTACACCCAACCCAACAATTTCGACTCCATCATTGTGTAACCTCCACTTATCTCGTCACCACCATATTTAGCAGAACACAACAAATTCCACAACAAAGTATCGTCGTAATCTGTATACACAGACAATCGAAGTCGATGTCGAGACAACGCGACAATAACATGTGGTAACGAGTTTTGTAAGATTTTTGAACTTCTGGAGCAATACAACTGCACGTGATCCGATTCGCAACCCTGAAACTCATGCACAGTGCTGACATCATAATCTGGGAACAATTTCTTATCATCCCGGCAAAACACAAGAAGTTTATACCTGGGGGAAGGTCTGAACTTAGACAAAGGATACGACGACACAGAGGTAGAGGACTTGTTCAAAGACTCGATATCGCCTAAGCCAGCGCTGACATAAGCTGGAGACAGAGCCTTAGCTATTTCGGGCGGCATACGGTACGAGTGTTTGAGCGTATCGATGACGGGGTAAAAATTTTTGCAATTAGAATATCTCATATGCATCAAATTTTTTCTATCCACGAAACCGATTTGCATCATATCGCCGAAACCATGAGCCCTACTACAACTAGATAGAGCTATAGCAATATATACGAGTCCTGGGTGCGATAATGTTACCTCATCAATGAACAGAGTGTCACATCTATAACCTTTATGCATGACGTACGAGTCCAAGGTAAAAACCCTATTCTTGAAAGTACGCCCCAGTTTGGTGTCAATTTCAACTGCAGTTCTCTTGTTGCTGGTAAGGATCAACCAGGTAGTGGGCCAATTTTTTGCCATCGAAATGAGTCGGGAAGTTTTTCCACACCCCGGCCCTGCCTGAGTGAACGATGCAGACAACAAACATTTATTTCGCAAATTTTCAACGACAGGTGGATGTAATCTAGAAAAATTCAAATAAGGACAGACTCTAGATTCTTCGCAAGTGAATATATCGGTATGCCTTCGCGAATCGTATTCCGAAGTGAAAACTACCTCTTTGCGTCGCTTGTCGACAAAACAGCGATAATTAGTCAAATCTGCTACACAACCTTTTACAAAAACTCCAGATACCTTCTGTATGAGCTTGTCGCAATCAGGAACGTGTAACATAGATTTAACATACAATCGACTGTACAAGAGAAACTCTTTCACTGCGAGCATGGGATCGAGTCGAATTTCCATATACTCCCCTGCGTACGTCGGTAAGACCGTATTATCGATTATGTTCTCTATTTCGACGTCTTCCAGAGACCTGTCCAAAAAGACTTCTTCATCATTTCCTTTGGGGACATCTTGCACCTGATTTTGCGGTTCTGTGTTGTAATGCATTGAATTAAGTTCGCGCAAAAACGCAGCAGGACCCATGAGACTCGATTCGTGTATATCTACGGGCAGATCGTCACGTGGAACCTTCTTGAACCTAGGAGGGTACACTAAAGATTTCATGTCCGCGAGTTCGGCATCACTAGGTCGATAGTAATCATGACTAGAAGAGTTCGCAAAGAACTCAGACCGCAACTCGGTTATTCGTACCCTCAAAATCAGATTAGTGTCTTCTGGACCCAAATATTCCAGACTCGGCGCTTCAATTAAGAAGCGCTCCAGTAGATCACCAAATGTCAGCGAAACATCATCGAGTTCCACTAACGATTTAGGTGTCAATATGAACTCCTCGCCTAGCAAGCGCGACGTGGAAAACGCATCAGCGCGAATAGTAGTCATAACTACACAATCGCTGGTTTGAGTACAGCCTGACTGACCGCACGTATGATTGCCTAGGCACAAAGACCTAATATGGTTTAAAATATGGTGATTTCAGCAATACCAGCGGTAATTGCTAA